CGGGACCCATCACCCCCCTTATGGGGGGCCTTCAAGCGATCATCAACAGAGGCGCAGCTGTCTCAGCCACCTCCTCTATTATTGGTCCGGCACTTCTCAAGGCTTTGACCCCTGACCCAACCATCCCTTTGGCAGACTTCCACAAATGCCCCATGAACTTTCCCAAAGTCCAGGCATTGCTGGCAGTTTCCACCATAGTGTTGGTCGCATCACGGATCTTGTTCAAGAGAGGCACCTTCTGCTTGGGGGTTTTAGCAGGTCCCAACAAATGTTGCATTCCTGCAAAACTTTGTGTGATACCTGGATGTACCTCCAAAGCAACTGAGGCTCGTGGATAAGAAGTGAGACCAGCGGAACCAAAAGGTTCACCCGATCCACACAACTGTCCATGGGCCTTGGCTGCACTGAACCACCCAGGTATCTCAAAGGGGGCTGTCAACATCGTCAACCCACAATTGTTTGGTCCCAACCAAAGAGGAGTAGTGCTCATCTTCACCTCGAGAGTTATAGAAAAGTCAACATTGGTGTCGACTGAACCACCACCCCCAACCTGGACCTGTATAAGCGGGTGACCATCCATGAGTGCACGATTAAGAGACTGCCATTGATAGACACAGCCAGGGGCTGAGGTGCCCCAGACTCCCGAAGGAGGATAGGCAGGAGGGACAAATCCAGTTGTGGTTTCAAGAGCACCGTACCGCGACATCTCCCACTGATCAGAAGACCAAAAAGCTTCGGCCTTGTTACATCGGGAATACGAGGAACAGTTCCCATAGTTGCCAGATTCCGGATCATCAATCCTGTCCACATATCTATTAAATGAAGTCTCCACATCACGAACCACCATAGCGACTCCCACAAATGCCGTTGGGTCAGCCGCCTGCACAGTGAGTTTGGCATTTTGCACAAAGTACAAATTGCTTATACCCTCTGTGATGGGAACATTGAATTGAGAACCAATAATGGGAGGATACAACGAATAGTAGCGGCCGGTAGCCGGAAGGACACCAGGATCACCCTGTATCCAGTTCGTGGGCTGCATTAGTGGATTATTAGTCCACTGAAAGTTTTCATAAACTGAAGAATATGGGTTATACCAGGCTCCTGTCGGATTCCCGTCCGCTTGTGAGATGCCACACGTCCACGGTCCATAAGTTGTCCCTGGCGGGAGCGAACTAGCCGAGGCACCGATACTCAATTTGATCGGATAAACCGGATCTAGAGGATCAGCCCAGACAAAGAACGTCGAGCCCGCCTGGACATTTAGGGTCGCAATCGCATTGCCACTCACATCCATGTAATTGAATCTTCTCATCTTGTTGTCAAACACAATAGTCCCAGAATCAGGCGACCCCGAGTCATTGACGCGGACGCCCTGCGGAACCCTTTGAAATGGTAGAGCTTGGTCGTTGATAGGTTCGATAAGAGGAAGTGCATACTGGGTAACACCAGGATTTCCGTCGTATTGGATCGACGGTGGAACAAAGGTTACCCTCGGATCCATTAGTGCTCTCAACAATGACACCTCCCATTTCTCTTGCCTGCCCAAGAACCCGTCCCTCCAAATCAGGCCCGGCGTTGCATCCACCTTCATTTCCTTGGGGGCAACCAAGGCGTGCAACCGCCCTGAACTGCCCGACATTACCGACACCCGGGAAGACACCGAAGCTGTTCGCTTGCCTTTCCCAGATTTCTCCGCCTCCTTTTCCAAGCTGTTTTTCTTTTTGCCCATCGCTCTTATGAGTCATCAAAATTATCACCTCCCAACCTCCCACTCACACACGGGCGGCTCTAAAGCGACCATAGACGTGTCCAGACCCACTGGGTATGGACAGATCCAAACCACGCACACAGAGAACCCACTGGGCCCTCCATGCCACGCACACGACCGGCGCAAATGCGCGGGCCACACCTGGGGCGGATCCTCCAAGAGGTCCCAAACCACCCCAGACCCTAGCGGTGGGAATTTTGGCTTTCTTACATCCGCATACAGACACCTGGATTGCCCAGCCATGGTGCCCGATTATGTGCCGCTCTTCACCCACTCACGGACGAGGTTCGCCTCCTTCCGGTAGACGGCCCCCATCTCCTCGATAAACTGCAAGGCATTCTCAAAAGAGAAAACTTCCGGATCAAGCTCATGGAGAGACAAGAGGACTGGTTCAAACACAATCCCACGCGCGTGCAAAAAGAAGTTCAGTGCCAAAGCACCAAACACCCCCAGCTTGCGCTCCTCTCTTAGGCTATCAGCCAGACCCTTCTCTTCTGAAGCCAACCTAGCAGCTGTTCGAAAAGGTTCCAGCAACGGTTGCCAGAGCTGCCCACCACACCAAACCAACCGCCTCCCAATAAATCCTGGAACTTTCCAGAACTCAGTATGTGGAACAGGAAAGGTTTCAGGTACATAGACGCCCTCCACCCTCACTTCCCAAGGCCAGTTGTCCGACCAATATTTCAAATATCGGTCCACAAATGAATCCAAAGGTCGTGTGAGTGGGAACATCCTGTTATCGTCGCCTGTGATCTCGAAAAAGACCTGCTGTTCAACATCCTGAAAACTGTCAGCCTCCAAGGATTCTTTGAGAGCACAAAGGGTCACCGCGGCATTACATACCGAGTTGACCCTAAGTGTATTGACACCCCCTGATGGATTTCCGCAGTCCTTACGGAGAACGGAGCCATCTGGACATATCAAAACCGAGTTGATCGTGTTGTGTTGGAACAGTGCCAACACCTGTCGTGGTATCCCCAAACACATCTGCCGGAAATAAATCCCAAACAACGCCTCAAGAACACGTGCAGGCAATCGCCTGTCCCAGCCAGTAATGTCCGTTGAAAGACATCCTCTCATACGAGAGTACATCCTCCGACGAACTTTCCCAACGGGGAAAAACGGATTGTATCCTACACCATACCTTGCATGTGCTGGGCATGTCGGTTCACCCGCATTTTGACACCAACGGGTATCACTAGATTCATAGCACCAGAGCCATAGAGCCTTAAGAATGTAGTTTGACGCTTGTATGCTTCGACCAACCCTGTTTCTCAGTTTCTTGAAAGAATATTTGTCGGCCTTCCCAAAGACCACATATGGTAAGTCCGTCACCGGACCACCCTCTTCCAATCCACGCAAAAACAAGACAAGATCACGAGCCACAACCTCCACACCCACCTTCTCTAGGAAATCACCAGTTGTCTGTTGCAAATCCTCCTGTGTAACCCTGTGCCAATCCACAGATCCCTTCTTGCTCCTCGAATTAAGAGATTCAAGAATCCCTATCATTCGATCCACCGCATTGCATTCATCAGTTCTCAAATACGTTGTCTGTGCTTCAATGTCTGATTTCACCAAGTGTTCAAAAGCAGCACACAACCCCTCATGGACGACGAGACTAGGTTCAATTGTATCAAACTTTTGTATCTCCTCCATGACCTCTTTCGTCCCTGGCTTTCCAAATAGGTGCTTGAGAAATACACCCTCTGGTTTCGGCATCACAATAGGCTGATTGACTTTATATTTGTCCTTTGCCCCACTTGGGGTTACACAATCACCAAGCCTCTCAACCCCCTGCTGAACCGGAAACAAGAATGCTTTCTTCTGTAACATCAGCCCGTTATTGGCCCCTTCTTCACCAATATCTAACTCTGCGCTGTTAAGGCCCATATCAGGCTTTCCAAAACGATGTCCACCAACCAAACGACCAGCTTGTGTGAAAACAGGACTTCTGCAATCACCACATTTTGTTGTAATCTTGTAGTTCAGTACTCTCAAACCTTCAGTAGTGCACACGTCGTGAGCTGTACCAGGATGAACTGTCAACAATCCTGAGTTGCAAGATATGAGGACCAAAGGCGTTCCTGCTTTAGGTACATTCAACGCAAATTTCACCGGGTGGATAGTTTCGCTTTCCAGTGGGGGTGTAAAAAGAGCATCTTCACGCTCAACACCTCGCCTTAACTGGTCGGCCCGAAACCTTCCAACAACCTGATTATATGCATTATGCACCTCCACTGGCTCATCTCTTGTCCAATCTTCCCCCCCATGCTTGTTGACTACGAACACCACACCCTGCCCCTCAGTTGCGAAGTAACCAGTTCCATGGTAAATACCACTTCGCCACAAACTCCCAACAGACAGAACAGGGACGGATCCCATCTCAGCCAGAGCACTCTCGTGCTCAACACGTGCCTGCTTCGTTTTCGTTTTCCTTTTCTTCTTGGCAACAACAACCTGTGGTTCAGCAATGGCTTCCGCAACGGGGCTCGATGAGGTCAAACCATCAGCAATCACCCTAACAGCACGCTGCGACTCCAAGCATAGTTCAATACCATGTTTTGTAGTCTCAGCAGTCACGTCTCTAGCGTCAACCAATTCCTCCCCTTCTCTCACAGCAAGAAAACCAACCGTCTCATCCGCATGCAACTCACCGTAAGCGGCTCTCAAAATTTTCACGAGTTTTTGCCCTCCAAGAGTTGGTCCCACTTTAGACACACCTTCCGATAGCCCCCATCTCTGTCGAGACCCTAGGACTTGGTAATTGTAATCCACCTCGAGACCATCATCGATTGCATCTTCTCGATCCATTTCATCAGCCCAGCTGGAGACCTTCCGAGCATGCTCCTCAGCAGCTCTCTTCTTGTCGTATGCGGCTCCTATCTTCATGTATTTTGGTATGAAACGTTTGTAACGATCCATAGCCATCATCTCACGTTCCGTGTCCGCCATCCCAATATTGGTTCCCTTCTCCAAGGTACCAAACCCACGTGTTCGATCGCCCTCAAAACGACCCTCATGGACGTCTGAAACAAGATCCTCCCAGTCACGCAATTGCTTCCGGTCAAAAAGTTCAGTAGCCGAGTATTTCTCCAAACGGGACTCGTCATAATCGCCTCTAGCACGCCTCCAATCAGCCAAAGCTTTCGCCTTGCGAGATTGACGCTTCACACCACCCCGACGCGGTTTATTCTTCCCCTTTGCCTCCGGTATCAAAGTCTCACGAGACGCATAGGCACAGGTCAAAAAGATAACCTCTATCCACAGCTTCCCCCAAGGCAACAACTCCTTCAACGGCTCAGGCAAACGATCGACCACTTCTAAGCGGTTTCTTGCCAGATCAACAATCACTTCCAAATCACCAGGATCTAAAGATCCCCGAACCACATCACTTGCGGCCATCCAAAGCCCTGCATAGGCTACAGCGGTCTTCCCTTCTTCGTCGATGCTGTCATAAAAGCGATGAAACTCTGTGGGTCCAGCACCAGGTGGCACCTCAGCCACATAAGCTCCCACCCTGCACACTTCATGGACCATCTTACGAGGCAAATCACGTATGAACTTACGATATGGATCTTCTTGATAGATATGAAGCCTGTTTAAGACATCACGCGCAAGTTTCTCCATACGCTTACTCCTGCGTATTTTGCGTAAAATCCAGCCAATCAGCATAGAGAGTAGCAGAAACGTGGTCAAAAGACTCACCTGGATAATAGTAGCCCTCATTGTGGTGGCCAACCCTGTCCTTCCAAACCACTTTGTAAGGATCATGGACGTAAAACTAAGCAAGGCATCACCAACATCCCTCACGCCAAAAACTTGATTCCAGAATTGTTGGACTATCCACTCCAACCAAGCACCCAACCACAAATTTCCGCTGGTCAGAATACATCCCACCCGTGCCCACACAGCCCAACATGAGCTCTCCAAGGCAATTTTCACTGGTGAGACGACCAAAGTGTGATCGTAAACTTTAACAACGACAACAAGGATGGGTGCCAAAGCTGTAAAGTGGGATCCCAGAACTCTGTCTAGAACCCCAGCACCTACCAACCCAGTCCATCCTGCCATCATCCATGCGACCACATAACTCGCAACCATCAATATCTTGGCTGAACGCAACCGAAAAGACAGAAAACAGCCAACAACAAGCAAGAGAGCGCAAATCACCTCACTGATGAAGTAGTCCTGTATGATTGGAACTTCCTCTTCAGCACGCGCACCAACGAATCTGGAACAAATGATCGCCCACCGAACAAGAGTTTGAGCTTCATGACTGCCGTCACCATACCAATAAGACATCTCGATTTTCCCCATGTTTCCAAAGAGATTTTCAAGAACTTCCCGCATTTGATCGCGGTCACGTCCCAGGCGTGATTTCAACTTCCCATAAAACTTTCTCCTATCCCTTTTGTGGTCTTTCAAAAACCCACATCCAATGTCACCCTCAAACTTCTTGGCCATATCCATCTTCCAATCACATCTCGCCAAGCCATTAACGTCCCAGTCTTTAGCACCTTCTGGCCTGCACCTGGATGTGTAATCATAGACCCTTTTAAGAACCAGACGCGCTGGTAGGAAA